CTCTCCGCCCCCCGCGGCGGTAACCAGAAGGCTACCCAGAGCAGCAGGTGTTACGGGTGGCGAACGCCATGGCGGAGGACACGAACAGGCAACGGCCAGACGCGGCAACGAGCGTCGGCGTACCGTCAGCCCCACACCACAAGCGCTTTGGGGGGGACCATGCGCGCACGAAACCTCGCGGCCGCCGTGGGGGCGGCCGTGCTCATGCTCGGCGGATGCGACGCTGCCGGCGACAACGCCGACGGCCCACCCGAACTGTTCACCGAGAAGCCCACCGTCAACGCCGCCGTGTGCAACGACCCCGACCTCGCACCCCAAGCATGGGCCGCCGTCTGCCGCGGCTACGGCGAACAGCCCAAGAAGGCCCCACCACCGACGCAACTCGCGTTCGGCCAACCCGCGAACACCTTCGGCAAGACCGACTACGGAGCCAAGGAAAGCGGGACCCTCAAGGTCACCCCAGCGAGCGTCGTCTACGACCGCGGCCACCTCATCGTCGCCGTCACCCTCGACAACCCCGGCGCCGTCCCCGCCTCACCGGCCGACGGCACACAGAGCGGCGGCTGGACGTACACCACCCCCAGCGGCGAGAAGGCCACCGCGGAATCCCTCGTCGTGAACGGCTTCAACAACGCCTGGTTCATCACCGTGGCGCCCGGCGCGACGGAGCGCACCATCCAGGCGTGGAGCATCCGCGACGACCAGCGCGGCGGGACGCTCCAGTTCATCGACGGGGCGTACAAGGTGTACACGTGGCAGGTCCCGGCCGTCGACACCGGGCCGCAGGTCGCCGAGGTGCGCGCCGGGCTGAAGTAGTCCGGACACGAAGCAGCGGCCCCGACCACCGAAGTGGGCGGGGCCGCTGCTTCGTTCGCTACCAGAACGCCCCGCACGCGAGGCAGCAGCACCCGGCGCCCCTGCTGGGGTCGACGCACGACGCCGTGAGGCCGTTGCACCCGGCGGTGGGGCACGGCCCGCACTTGCCCGCCTGCGGCGTCGTGCCGTCGGCCGCGACCGGGATGATAGGAATGATGCGCCGCCCGTCCGGAGACGGGACCGACGTCAACGGTTCGGCCACCGAGGCCAGTTCGCTGCTCATGCGACCAGCCTCGCAGGCGTCCGACGCCGGCGCACGGCCCCCGCAAAGTCCACCCCGAATCGCCCGCCGAGTCCTCCCGGCGTCCTCCAAGAGTCCCCGCCCACGACCTCGTCACCCACCGTGCCCGCCTGGTTGCATCGGTACAGCAGGACAGCGACAGGACCCGGCGCGGACACGCACCACGTCCCGCAGGCGACCCCCGTCCACCCCACGGCCGACGACCCGCCAGAGAGGACGCCCCCGTGACCGCCAGCCGCAGCACGACGGCCGTGACGCCGCAGGACCAATACCGCAACCCCTACGCGCCCAGGCTCGTTCCGGCGGGCGAGCAGTTCGACGTCATCGAGGTCGAGGACCGGCTCGGATTCGAAGCCCTCGGCGCGTTGTACGCACACCGCGTCGCCGTCGGCCCCGTCATCTCCGACCGCCGCTACCGCCGCATCGGCTTCCTCGTACCCCCCGCCGACCGCGCCCCCGTCGCACGGCAACGCGCCGTCGGACCACGCCACCACGGACGCGGATCCTGGGTCACCATGCCACCCACCGAAGCCGACGACGGACCCCTCGTCTGGCTCGTGCCGCCCAGTCCCGAAGGGCGCCTCACATCACTGCACCACGTGCGGGCCGCCATATCGGAAGCAGCACGGACACTCGCCGACACCCGGCCGCAGGCGTCCTAGCCCCGAACACAGCGAAACGCCCCGCCCTCCCGAAGGAGAGCGGGGCGTTCGTACGTGGGCCCTAAGGGCCTTCACCACCGAGGTGGTTCGGCGTGCACGTCCTGCCGTGAAACCGATCGGGCTACCAGCCTAGCGGTACTCTGGCTGTAGAGCCGGACCATCGCGGTGAGTTCGGAAGTGAGCCTCAGGAGTTCCCGGCGGACGCCGGGGCCTGAGGCTCGCGCCGTTTCATGACACGATCATGATTGCTTGCCCGCTGACAATCTTAAGCTTGCTAACATGCACGCATGTCCACTGACTTCGCTGTGTTCATCAGAAACGCCGCCCGCAAGGCTGGCTACGACATCGACAGCCCACGTGGAGGCGGCAAAACCGCCCTCGCCCAAGACACCGGGATGTCGCTCTCCAGCGTCAGCCGCATGCTCTCCGGCCAAAGCACCCCGGACGCCAGCTACTTCGAGAAGTTGGCCAAGGCACTCAACGTCTCGGCGTTCGTACTGCTTGAGAAAACCATGATCCTCACACCGGACTCGTACGACCGCCCGCCGGACCCGCCGCCCCGCCAGAAAGTCACCGTCGACGAAGCCGCCGCAGACCTCGGCATCACCGAACCCGTAGCCGTCGAGGCATTCCGCGCAATGGTCGCGGCGCTCCGGACGCCCAGGCCGTAGACACGACGAAAAGGGCCGCCCGCTGCATCAGCAGCGAGCGGCCCTCCGTGTTGCCGACGTAACGTTCCGCCTACGTCAGATGCTTCGTCAGATCCGGCGGCGGCACATACACCGGCACCTGCAGATTCCGGTCCCGAAGCTCGCGGATGAGTAGCCGCGTGTAGTTCGCCAACGCCCGCATCTCGATCGTCTGCTCCTCAATCTTCACCTCAAGAGAGACGACCTTCGCTTCCAGCTTCTCGTTGTCCTCCCGGACTTCCTTCACGATCGCCTGGAAATCAGCCCGAAAGCCTTCCTGCTCCGCAGGGCGAACCCCCACCCTCGCCTGCCACACCGCGACCACGCCACCAATCAGCGCGATCACGACACCCGGCAGGCTGCTACTCCACACGTTCATGTTCCGCCCTATCGTTCAGAGCCCCCCGGTCAAGCTTCAGATTCGCGATCGCCGTCAACACCGCCAGGAACAACCACGTCCCACCCGGCGGATAGCCGCGGGCCCCCCGATCCACCCACGACCACGCAAACGCCAGACACCACATCGCCATCGGCAGCGTCGCCACCGCGAACCCCAGCCGATCAACCCACCACCGGCGCTTGCGGAACACCGCCGCCGCAGCCGTCACCACCGCACACGCCATACACGTCCAGCCCATGAACTCCATGGACACCGCATGCGACAACGGCCGAAGCCCCACCAGCCACGCCACCGACGGCGACTCGATAATCTGGCCGGCGTAGTACGCCAGAGCACCCGCCAGCGTCATCAGGTACGCGCTCCGAGCGTCCACCCGCCGACGGGTACCCGGGATCCTCACGAGACGGCGCCCCCCGACGGAGGCTCCGCGCCCTTCGGCAGCGCCGACGCCGTACCCGGCGTGCCGACCATCGACGACAGACCCGACTTCACCACCGACAGACCCGCAGGGATCGCAGCAATCGCCGCCGCCTTCGCCTTCGACAGGTCCAGCACATCCGTGCCCGTCGCGATCAGCAGCCCCAGCAGCGTCTCCACGTACGTGAACAACGCCCGCTCGAACAGGTCCAGGAAGAAACGTCCCTTGGAAGTCACGTCACACCACCGGCTTGTACTTGAGGGTGGCGACCGCAGGCACCGCGTCCTTCGTGTCGCCGGTCTGGCGCGGCACACGCTTCACGGCGATCTTGCGCGTGTCGGCGGGCAGCCCGTCCGGGGTGAACGCCAGGTTCTGCGCGGCGTACACATCCCACACACCCAGGAAGCGCCAACCACCCGAGTTCGTGAACACGTCCACACGCACCTTGATGTCGCCCATGTCGCAGCCGACACTCAACGAATCCGGCGCAGACACGCAGTTGAACAAGGTCACCACCGGGTCGAAGCCCGGCAGCAGAGACTTCTCGACAACAGACACTTCGACCGCCTTCTGAGGAGCAGGAGGAACAACAGGAGGAGAGGACGGCACCGGACCACCCGACGCGGCCCGGACGATCCCCGGGAACACCACCTCGTGGAACTGCTTCACGCGCGCGTCGCCCGGGCACGCCGTGCCGCCGATCGACCACTCCGGGAACAGCCGGTGGTAGCCGAACCCCGGGTCGGTCCACGACCGGCAGATCCGCAGCGGAATCCCGTGCGTCTGGTGCAGCCACACCCCGAGCCGGATCAGCGTCGCGACCTGCGCGTCCGTCCACGGGTCCGTGTGCTGCAGATTGCTGGCCGTCTCGATCGACACCGCGCGAGAGTTCGCCTGCGCGTTCGCATCCGCACGCGTCTGCGTACCGATGAACTGCGCGAGACCACCGTCGTAGGAGCCGCCGAAATGACTCTCGAGGTTTGTGCTGTCCCGCCAGAATTCGTAGATCCGCTGGTTCGTCCACGGCGCGGCGATCGAGTGCATGATGAACTGCGTCGGGGTGATCGCCACCTGGTTGTCCGACTCCGGCTGCAACTCCATCCGAGTCGCGAACGGGCACCACGCCATCGCGGGCCTCCTGAAATGCGAAAACCCCGCGGCAAGGCGGGGATGCGGGTTGGGGAGTGGCGTCAGACCGCGGGGCCGACGTCCTCGATGTACAGCTCGATCGGGTCGGGCTGCACGGTGAAACCGCCCGACGGGCCGGCGTACTTCGTCGCGTAGACGCCGACGTTGATGTTGCCGCTGATGGGGCCATTGAAATCTTTGGAACACATCAGCACCTGGTTGCAGTTCGTCGCAGGCTCCGTCGCGATCCGATACGCGACCTCCGTCGCCCCCGTGCCGTTACCCGGCAGCGCGACGGCGCTGGGCACGTGGCCAATCCAGATTTTGGCGCTCATGCCGACGATCGGGCTGATCCACGTGAACGACGCGCTCATCCGGTAGCGGCGCGTCGTGAGCACCGGCACCGCGAGACACCACGCCTCCCACAACAGATTGGTCGTCGTGATCGTCCCGACGACCAGGCCGTCCGTGGAGTACTTCGACGCCACCCGGCCGCGAGGCAGCCGCGGAATCGCCTCGTACACGCCTTTCCAGGCGGTGCCGTTGTAGTACTCGTAGCTGTCGGTGTCCAGCAGGTACGTGAGCATGCCCTCGTGAGGGGCGGGGGCGCCGCCTGTGCCGGACAGGGTCGCGCCGCGTTGCGAAGCGTTCGTGAAGATCATGGCCGTGCGGCCGATGATCTTCTCCAGGTCGGAGACCAACTGCTCGGCGTTCGGCGCGTCGCCGTTCACCGCGAGGTTGATCCCCTGGCCGTAGCTGTCGGATTCGGGCATGGCACCTCCACCCCGCTCGGGGGCTGATCAAGAACGGGGAAGAAGAGGAAGCTCAGGCGAGCTTGTAGTCGCAGAACCAGTCGCCGACCTGCGACCGCGACCACTTGACCTTGTCGCCGACCGTCGGCGTGTAGCCCGAGCTGCGGCGCATGATGATCGTCCCGCCCGAGCTGAGGTCCACGGACACCGTGCCCGTCAGACCGCCCGGGTTGATCACGGACACGGTGCCCATGCCGCAGTCCGCGCTGGCGGCGATCTTCTTGTCCATGGCCGCGGTGACCGCGTCGGCTTCGCGGGCGGCGATCTCCTGCATGCTGTCGGCCATCACGCCACCTCCTCGACACCCGACCGGGTCCCGACGGGGAAGTCGCCGGCGGAGGTCAGCGGGATCGTCAGCGACTGCACGACATGCAGCTCGGGCGGGATGTCGCCGTACACCACCCGGATGCAGTCCCCGGCTTCGAGCGCGGGGTTCGGCACGGCACTGAGCGCGACGCTGCGGTTTGGCCCGAGGACTTGCGGCAGCATCTTCGTGGCCGCTGCCGTGCACTGCGGCACGGTCTTGTACAGCGGGCTCTTGACGATCTTCAGGCGGTAGCCGAGCGGCCCGCCCCACCTGGTCGGCGACAGCGGATCCGAGTCCACGACCTGCGCGGACACCGGCGCGGTGTTGTCGGTCGCGTTGCCGTCCGACATGCACCGCACGCCGTTGTACAGCCCTTGCAGGGACATGGTGACCTCGGCGGCCACCATCACCCCGCCGTCCCCGGCCGCGACCTCCCACACCGGGGTAGCGGCCTCCGGAGCGGGCGGGAAGTCGCGGATCACCAGCGTCCCGGCCGCGTCGAAGTACACCTCGGCGCCGATGGCTTTCGCCAGTTCGCGGCAGGCTGCCCACCGGTCGCTGTCGACGTCCCAGGTCTTGGTGGCGGGGATCTGGTCGCCGGTCACGCCCGTCGAGACAATGCTGACCGACGGGAACACTGCGGTCACCAGGTCGGTGATCGCGCCCACGTGCGTGGTCGTCCCGGCCGTCGAGTACGGGGAGGTGAGCTTGTTGGCTTGGAGCACCGACTCCAGGCCCTTGCCCGTGACCTGAAGTGGTCCGATGTCGAGGTCGCCGCCGGCCTGGTCGATGACGAACACCCCGATCGGCACCCGTTCGACCTGACCGTTGGTGTAGCGGACGCCGCGGTGCAGCCGGATCACGTTGCCGTACGGCGCCAGCGGATCCGACTCCAACCGCGGGAGATACGCGATGTCGGAGATCGTCAGAGAGCACGTGTACCGGACCTCGGATCCGGCGTCGACGGTCACCGAACCGGCCTGTATCGGCAGGTTCGTCACCAGCAGGTCGTTGTCCGGTGACATCACCTCGGCGAGGATCGACAGCCGGTACGAACCCTTGATCGCATTCAGGAACTGCGGCGTGACGGTCCGCACGGTCAGTCCACCCCCTGGAAGACGCTGAGCCAGTTCGGGTACTTGGCGGGCAAGTCGCCCCACGTCGGCGTCTCCGGGTCGTCCAGGACGTCCTGCCAACTGCGGCCCGCAGACCCGGCCATGCCGCCGGTCGGCCGGTCGACGATCGTGAGCGGCAACGTCCACTCCCGCGCCCACTGCGCGCCGTGCCGCGACACGCGGTTCTCCGACACGTCGCCGACCGACACGTATGCCTTGTCCAGGCCCCAGCCCGGCCGCGCGCGGATGAGCAGCACCGACCCCTCGTCGAGGAGGAAGTGCAGCGCGTTGCGCTCGGCTTCGGTGAACGTGACCGCGTCGAGGTCCCCCTCAAGGTCCCCCCGAACATCCGAGACGACGACGGGGCGTTTCGCGCCGCGGACCCGGTAGATGCCGCGCTCCACCGCCCGCTTCCAGTCGGGCGCCTCGCCGACCATCAGCAGGAGGTTGCGCGGCGGCTGCCCGGGGTCGGTCAGCCAGATGTAGCCGGAGTCCGCGGGCGGGTCGACCGTCACCGAGAACGTGCGCGTCGACGACTCCGACGGGTGCTTCGTGTACTGGTACCGCAGCGGCACGCCGAGCGGCGCCTCGTAGTCCTCGAAGATCATCACCGGTCCGGTGACCGCATAGCCGACCACGTCCGACACGAACCCACGCACCGGTGCCAGCGACCCGTCCGGGTCCACCCGATACAGGTCCACCGTCGTCGACCCGGCCAGGTTGTTCAGGGTGATCGTCACCGACCCGGTGTCCGGCCGCGCCAGCAGGTCGTACGGCGGCGTGCCCGCCACCAGCGACATCTGATCCAGAAAGAAGACGTGGCCGGCGACACCCGGCTGCGGCAGCAGCACCATGCGCGCCCACGCCGCCCCCGCCGGCGCCTTCCGGCCGATCAGGTCGAACCGCCACTGGTCGCCGTCGTCGTCGGAGTCCTGGTCCGGCTGCGCGGAGCCGAGGTACACCATCGACGCGTCGTACCAGTCGATGTCGACCCAGCACGCCGCCAGCGTCGCGCCAACCGGGTAGAAGGAGAGTTGCGCGTTGTAGTAGGTGCCCTCGGTCACCGGCACCAGCGCCGCAGCCTCAATCCTGGCCTGCGAGTTGGCGGTGACCGTCGCCTTGAGGCTGTACGCGCCGGAGTACGACCGCTCCCCGGGCGCCGACCGGGCGAGCGTGCAGTTCGTCACCGCGGTCCAGTCCGAGGCGTCGACCTCGATGTCCTGCGCCGCGTACGACAGCAGGTTCCCGGGCACCAGCGGCTGAACCCGCAGCGTGATCCGGTCGAAGTACCAGATCTCACCCGCGCCGGTGGTCTGCGGCCTCAGCCGTACCTCGGCGTGCGTCGCCCCGACCGGGGCCGTGCCGAGGACGGTGTGCCGCTCCGGGATCGTCGTCTGGATCGTCGACACCGTGTGCGACGACGTCGACAGCAGCGTCCCCGCCACCGCCGCGTCGTACCAGCGGACTTCCAGGATCAGCGACCGGCCCGCAGCCGGCGGCAGGACCCACGGGTACATCTCGTACGCCGTGCCCGCGGTGACCGCCACCCGGGCCGCGGTCGTGACGGTCATGTCCCCGGACGCCGTCGAGGTGGCGCGCAGGGAGTAGATGCCCTCGGACGGGCCGGTCGTCGACCTCGCGAGCGTCCCGTTGGAGACGGTCCACCCGGAGGTGTCCATCTCGATCGACGCGACGTTGTATGACAGCAGGTTTCCGGCGTCCTGCACCGGCTCCCCGAAGCCGAAGGTATCGACATCGACAGCCTGCGAGCCCGCGGTGATCCCCGCAGTGACGTTGACCTGGAGACTCGCCTTGGCCGCCGTTGCCGGGCTCGTGCCGACGACCACGATCGGCCCGGCGAACGCGGTCGAGTTCGGCAGCGTCTCCGGGGTTGTGGTCGTCGACGACGAAATGTAGACGTCCCCCGACGTGTACCAGTCGATCTTCAGCGAGACGATGCGGCCCGCGGCAGCCACCGCGTTGCCCGCGACGCAGTACGCCTCGTACTCCGTGTTGGGCGCGACGCCGTATTTGCCGCTGAATGCAGCCAGCGTCCCGGCCGCCGCCGACGTCATGCGCATCGACGCCGGCGACCCCTGGAAATGGGCCGTGGTCCGAGCAACCGAAGTGTTCGAACCGGCGACCCACGTCCCAAGGTTGCTGTCGAAGCCCGCGTCGTTGGCCGTCAGGAAGTTCACTTCCAGCGACACCGACGGTCACCCCCTGCCGTCGGTCAGAGCAGCCACCCGCGCGCCCGCGTAGTCCCGCATCTCGACCCGCACGATGTCGGTGATCTCCCGATCGCCGACGTACACGTGCACCTCCGGCGGCAGGCCGTTGGCACGGTTCGACGCGATCGAATACACCGCCGACCACTGCGAATCCGTCAGCACCGCCTCCGGCCGGCCGGACATGTTCGCCGCGACCTGACCGTGCGGCAGCAGCCCGCCGATGTCGTGCGTGCCCCGGGCCGGCGCCGGGACGATGCCGCCCCACGCGTAGCCCTTCGGGGGCCTGTTCGGGTCGGCCTGCTGAACGTTCTGGATCCCGCCGTACCGCGAGTTGATGTAGAACCAGTCCGCGATCACCTGGTGGATCGGGTTCCAGATGTCCGTGTAGCCCGCCATCGCGTACTGCCGGAACGTCGGGTCGATGAACTGCAACAGGCCCTTGCTCGGGGTGCCGCGCGCGGCGTTGCTGTCGTACAGGTTGATCGCCCGCGGGTTGCCGCCAGACTCGCGCATCGCGATCGTGTACAGCCCGTTGATCCAGGCCTGGTTGTTGCCCTGCCCGACGACCGACAGGCCCTGGATGATCCAGTCCCGGACCTGCCCCGGAGGTGCGGCCTTCCCGCCGGTCGACCCGTTGAGCAGTTCCATCGGGTCGAACGAACCGCGGGTCAGCGAACGCGCTTCGAGGTGCAGGTGCGGGCCGGTCGTGTTGCCGGTCATGCCGACCGCGCCGATCCGCTGCCCCGCCGTAACCGCGTCCCCGAACGCGACGAACATCTCGTTCAGGTGCGCGTACAGCGACTGGATGCCACCTGCGTGGTTGAGCAGCAGGTGGTTGCCGTACGGGCCTGCCGTGGACCGGTCCACGACCTGGCCGGCGGCGACCGCCCGCACATCGCTGCCGAAAGGCGCCAGGATGTCCAGGCCCGTGTGCCGGCCGGACGCCCACATCGGGCCCTCCTGCCCGAACTTCGCGCCATACGCGCCGTCTGCGGGCTTGAGCCACGCCCCGCCGGAGTACGCCTGCTGCTCGGCGTCGTCCGTGCGGATCCTGGCGACCAGCTTGTCGATCAGCGTCTTCGGGGCGTCGCGCAGCGCCCGGATGAACGTCGCGTCCTTGTTCAGCGGCACCCCGCCGAGACGCGTCGCACCGACCGCGGCATTCGCGATGCCCTCGCCCGCCCAGCCCGCGACCGGCCTCAGCAGACGCTCCGCCGCCTCGGCAGCCGCACCGCGAACCAGCTTCTCCGCCCACTGGATGACGTCGCCGACGCCCGGCACCTGCTTCAGGCCCTCGTACGCCGCACCCAGGCCCCGCTTGACCCAGTCGAGGCCCTTCTTCGCGTAGTCGTCCCAGTCGCGCGGGTCGACCGGGTTCAGACCGCCCATCGGCATCCCGGCGCCGTGGCCGACGATGCCGCCCATCGCGAACCGCTCCGGCGCACCCGGCTTCCGGCCGCGCGAGAAGTACGCGTTCGTCCGGTAGATCCACTTGGGTCCGAGCGCGCGTACCGCCTCCGGAACCAGCACACCCTCGCCGGGGGAAAGGCGCGCCGGCACCGAGTCGACGCCGGGCGCATAGCCCGGCACGACGCCGCCGCCGGCGAAGTGCGCTTCAGGGAGAGACAGGTTGCCCAGGCCGACCGCGCCGATGATGAAGTTCCACACCTTGCGGATGCCGTCCATGTAGACCTTGTCCACGATGAACCGCACCGGCCCGGCGGCGACTTCCTTCAGACCTTCCCAGACCTCGGACACGCCCTGCTTCGCGCCGTCGAACGCGGGCTTGAAGGCGCCGAGGACTTCCCCGATCTTCGTGCCGATCTTGCCGAACCATTCGGCGACCTTGTTGTAGGCGTCCTCAGCCCAGTGGCCGATCTCCTTGAAGCCACCGGTGATCGCCTCGATCTTCGGCTTGAGGGTGTTGTCCCACAGGCTTGAGACCGCGCCGCCGATCTTCTCCGTCACCGGCCGGATGACGTTGTCCCACAGCCACAGGCCGATCAGGCCCCAGCCCTGGATCGCCATCCAGATCTTCTGGATGATCGGCCCGAGGATGTTGTCCCAAAGCCACTGCGTCCCGGCTTTGATCTTGTCCCAGACCGGGCCGATGGCGTTGTCCCACAGGAAGTTCGCCGCCGCCGCGATCAGGTTGAACCCGATCACCACCGGCGCGACGAGGACCGTGAAGATCACCGCCGCGAGGATCCGCGCGGCGATGCCGATGACCTCGAACACAGGCTGCATGACCTGCCACAGCCACTGCGCCGCCTCACCCAGCCACGTGATCCCCCGGATCACACCGGTGACCGCGGTGAGCACGAAGCCGATCCCCTTCACCAGAAGCGTGAAGATGGGACCGGCAAGGCGGATCAGGACCGGCGCGAGGAACCCGAGGATCTCCGCGCCGAGCTTGACCACAAATGTGACCACCTGGTCGATCAGGCGGATCAGCGGCGCGAGCGCGTCCAGCAGACCGGAGACCTTCCCGCCGAGCATCTCCAGCGCAGGCGAAAGCCGCGACGAAATGAACTCCCCGAGCGCGCGCACGGTCGGGCCGACCGCCTCGCGGACGACCGTCGCGAAACGCTCCAAAACGTGCTGAACGTGGTCGGTCCAGATCGACGCGACCGAACGCACCACCGGCTCCACGAACGACTGGATGCCGCGCCCGAGTTCGAGCAGTGCCGGCCACACGTCCTGGCGCACCACGTCCGACACCGCGCGGGCCGCGACGCCGAGCCGGTCGAACGCGCCCGTGACCTTGTCCGACGACTGGAACCACGCCGGCGCCAGGTCGCCGGAGCGGAATCCGTCGAGTGCCGACCGGACATTCGCGGCGACCTTGTCCGTGATGCTGCGCGTCGCCGCGCCGAACCGCTCCAGCATCGACGCCTGGCCACCGATGTCGGCCGCCTGCCCGGACTTGAAGGCGTCGAAGAAGCTCTGTGTGCCGCGGGCGGACGCGTCGATCCCCGCGCCGATCTTGTCGATCGCGACTGAGGCGAACTGCTTCAGCCACTCGACGGCGGGCGGCAGGACATCCGCCACCCACTCCAGGCCCCGTGCGAGCGGCGGGAGTCCGTGTTCGACCAGCGGAAGGATCGCCTCCGTGAGGACGGTCTCCGTGATCCGGCCAAACGACTGGAAGATGCTGGTGAGGGCTTCCTTCACCTCCGGCTTGGAGGTGATCCGGGCCAGCCCGTCCAGCACCTGCCCGAACATGCCGAGGGCCTGCTGGCCCGGGCCGGACATGGCGTCGAACAAGTTCCCGAAGATCGTCTTCAGGTCCTCGTACGGGCCCTTCAGCTTGGTGAGGTTCTCGACCGCGCCGGAGATCGCCCGCTCCATGGCGCCCGACGCGAACGCCGTGTCCATGCGCTCGGACAGCCGCGTCGACGCACCGGCGACCGCGTCCGTGATGCGGTCCATCGCGGGCTGCGCCGCGATGCTCAGCTGCACCCAGCCGCGGGTGGCCTCCTCCGGCCACTTCGAAAAAGAGCGGATCAGTTCGTTGTTGCCGTCGAAGAACCGCTTCAGCAGACCCTCGTCGGACATCTGCTTGACGCCGCGCATCCACTCCCGCGCGGTCTTGTTGATCTCGGTTGCGGCACCGGACAGGCCATCCCGAAGATCCGGGATGATCTGCTGCGACATGTCGCGGAACGAGTCGCCGAAACCCTCGAACAGGGCTTCCTGAGTGGCCTTACGGACCTCACCCCACGCGGGGCCCATCTCCTTGACGGTCTCGACGAAGTTGCGGGCGTTCGGCGTCAGCTTCGCCATCGCCTGGTCGACCTTGGACACCGTCGACGCCGCCGCGGACTGCGCGTCCGCCAGCGCCCGCGCCGCGTCCGCGACCGCTTCCTGCGCGTCCTTGACCTGCTTCGCGCCGTCGACCTGCGCGTCCCGCAGGTTCTGCTCGGCGTCCGCGACGCGCTGGTTCGCCTCGGAGATCCGCTCCTTGACCGCCAGCACCTGGTCGGAGCCCTCGACGCCGGCCTTGTTGGCCTTGGCCGCGTCCTCCTGAAGGCGCTTGTAGTCCCGGCTCTGCTGGTCGGCGTTGAGCTTCGCCCGCTTGGCTGCAAGCTCCGCCTTCTCGATCGCGTCCTTGTCGCCGGAGACGCGAGCCTGGGCAAGCTCCTCCTCCGCCTCACGGACGCGGATCGCCGCCTCCTGCTGATCCAGAGCGGACTCAGCGAGGCGGGTGTTCATGTCCTCAAGCGCGCGGGCCGCGTCCAGCCGGGCGCCGTTCAACTCGCGCTGCACGTCCAGCGCGTCGCGCTGCGCGTCGATCAGGCCCTTCTCCGCGTCGCGCACCTGCCGCGCGGCAGCCGCCCGCGCCTCACCGACACCGGCCTGCGCCCGCGCCAGGGCACGCTGCGCCGACTCGACCTGACGGGTAGCCGTCGCAGCGGCCTTCGCGTCCTGAGCAGCGCTGTCGAAAGCCTTGAACGCGTCGCCGACGCCCTTGAGGCCGACGCCGATTGCCGCGCCCGCCGTACCGATCGCCGACAACGCCGGCACGGCAACAGCGGACGCGGCCAGGGCAGCAGCACCCAGGCCCTGGAAGCCGACCGTGGCCGCGGCGAGGCCCGACCCGATCGCCGACCACTTCGCGCCCTTCCAGAGGGCTGACATGCCAGCGCGTGCATCCTTGGCGAACGCCGCCCCGAACGCCCTGCCGCCCAGCGCACCCGACCGCGACGACTGGCCGGACACACGCCGGTCCCAGTCGCCCGCGAACTCCGGCCGGATCACCACGTAACCGCGGCCGACCAGCACACCACCCGGACCCGCCAAGGAGGTTCACCCCCTCAGCGAGAATCAGGAAGCAGGCCGCGCCCGCATCACCTGGCCCAAATCCCCGGCGCCGTGCCGGCCGCCGAACCGGATCACCTTCTGCCGCGGCTGAACGCCCGGCCGCTCGATCGGCTCCGGCGGCTTCAAATTCCGCGTCCGCTTCGGGTCCCCGTGCAGCTTGATCTGCACGAACGTGCTCTCCCGCACAGCGTCGATCAGCGACGCCATGAACGACCGGTCGGCAGGTTGCGCCCAGAACTCCTGCTCCAGGTCGTCCTTCGACTTCGGGAAGATCTCCCGCGCCGTCGCCGACTCCGGCGGCAGGTACCGGACAAACCGGCGGAGTTCCACCAGGGACATCGTCGGCGGGTCGCAGTAGAGCTCGTACAGCGAACGGCCCGGCCAGTAGTGCGCCACATCCCAAGCAAGCGCCTCGCAGTGCTCGTCAAGGAGCGCTACGAGGCCGCGGATTCCCCCGGCTCCAGGCCAGACCGGGCCTGCCACTCCTCGCCGATCAGGATCGCGTCGTCGAGGGTGAATCCGGCGTCGATCATCTCCCGCACCTTGTCGTCGCCGAGGGTCATGCGGAGGATGCCGAGGATGTCGTCCGGACCCGCCACCTTCTCCTGCGCATCCAGCGGAAGCAGCTTGAACGGCTGCAACGTGAACTCCACGCCGTACAGCTCGTACGTGGTCGGCTCGGGCATCGCGTCGCGCCGCTGCTTCGCCTTCGCGGTCAGCGACACGACCTCGCGCACCGCAGGCGCTGCGGACGCGGTCTTCTTTGCAGTCATCGGTATCTCCATGCGGGTGTCTGCGGGTTGGAGTCCGTCCGGCGGCGACCCGCAAGGCACCACCGGACGGACGATCAAAGAGGGGCGCCGGATCAGGCAGCCCAGGCCGGGTCGTCGGTCAGCCACGTCGCCAGGTCCGGCGAGCTGGTGGCGTACGCGGTCACGGTCATCTGGAGCCCCACCGCGCCGCTGCGATTGATCGGCACCTCGCCGCGGTCCGTCACCTCGCCACGCGGGATGATCAGCCGGTGTGTGTAGCCCTTGTCCGTCCACTCCAGGCCGAACGCGCGCTCGTCCGAGTCCGGCGACGACTTGATCCCCAGCGAGTGGATACCGCCGGTCGTGGAGATCGTCGAGTCCGGGAAGAACAGCGTCACCACGTCGCGCTTGAACTCGATCGCGGTGAACTGGAACGTCATGTCGACGCCGGTCAGGATCCGGCGAACCGGCGAGAGGGACTGCCAGGCGTTGATGTCGTCCGTCTCGGTACTGAACGGCATCGACACCCCGTCGTCCGACAGGTAGCCGAAGTCATGGAACGCCGCGTCCCACGCGGTCGTCACATCGGTCGGGGCCATCGACCCGATCGCGCCGACGTACAGCCGACCGTTCGAGCCGACCCGCACGTTGTCGGTGTTGAGCGCCATTTGCTTGCCTCCTTGCGGGCATGCGAAAGAACCCGCACGGCGCCCGGCCGTCGGGGAATGGAAAGGGGTTGCGGGTTACGCGGGTCTGACCCGCAGCTCAAAAGCCAGCACGTACTGCGGCAGGTTCGTGGGCTCGTCCGGCTCCCACGCGAAACCGGCGCCGGTCACCCGATACACGACTGCGCCCGGATGCTGGCCGGGCATCGCCTTCATGTGCGCGGAGACCAACTTGCCGAGGTCGTGGGCCGCGGCCTTGTCGGCGGCCAGTGCGCCGATCTCCACCGCGGGATCTTCAAGGACGAAGTCCAGGACGTCGACGGTGTCCAGCAGCGACACCACCACCACGCCGTCAAGCTCTTCGAGTACCTCGCCGAGGTTCTCCGGGAGTTCGGTGCCGACGTGGTACGTCGGCCCGAGATGGTCCGCGAGGTAGCCGACCACGAGGGCCTCGGCGTCGGGGAAGACGACGACGGGGAGACTCATGGGGAAGCCTTGCGCCGCTTCGGAGGCTCCTCCGCAACCGGCTCCGGCGCAGCCTCAGGAAGAGGTTCCGGCGCAGGCTCCGGCTCGTCCGGCAGTAGCTCGTTGACGCGGCCGTCCCGCGCGAGCGCACGCAGCGCCTCGTCGTCCACGGTGATCACATCGCCCGGCGCGTGCCCGTCGTGCCAGTGGGCCAAGCGGATACGCGGCATCAGAAACTCCTCAACTGCATCAGGGACTTGCGGATCGGCCGCTGCTTCGGCGACCAGCCCTTCTGCGGGCGGGTCCGGCGCGACGTCGTCACGTAGTGGTACGTCGCAGGCGGATTCGACGACCCGGCGCCCTTCTTCAAGGACACCCGGCGCTTCAGCAACGACACGTTCCGCACCCGGCGACGCTTCCGTTTGATCTTTCCGGTGCCGTACTCGACCTGAACCGTCCACGGCGCATTCGAGCCGAACTTCGACCGCCAGCCCGATGGCCGAAGTTCGAGCTCGGCGAAGGTCTGCCGGGCGAACTCACCCGTGCGCACCACGCCGCGCTTCCACGTCGGGCCGCCGTACGTGCGGACATTCGCCCGCGTCAGACCCGCGCCGACCGTCGCCCGCTCCAACAGGAAATCCCGCACCCCGTCCGAATGCGCCAACTCGCGGAACAGGCCCGGGTTGCGGACGAACCGGCCGCCGCCGGGGACCGCGGCCATGACCACCCCCGACTGTCAGTCGATCTCCTTGATCAGGAACTCGACGTGGTGCACACCACCGCCCGGTCGCGGCCAACGCCCGACCTTCCCGACGACCTCGCACACCATGCCCGCGTACCGGACCCGGTCCGTCTCCAGCACGTCCAGGTCGACGCCGCGGCGCGACGTCACCTGGTAGCGGGTCACCGTCGTCTGCCGGTCCTCGGTGTACTCGTCCGAGTCCACCGGGACCTGCTGCGGCTGGACGTTCACCCCGGAGTACGTCGTCTCCGTCGCCGCGGCCCAGTTGCGCTTCTGGTCCCGGTACCGGGGATCCTCGACCAGCGGCGCGCGGATCCGGTCGATCGAGTCCTGGTACAGCGCGCTCACGACAACGTCACCGACCCGACACGCCGCCGGTACGTCGCGAGGATCTCTCGATGCGAGTCCGTCAACGACCCGGTGCCGAACGTCTCCACGGTGTACGTCACCGACACCGACCCGACCGACTCCGACCGCAGCCGGCCCGGGTTCGACACCGTCGCCGCCGCCAAGTCCAGGCACACGCCGACAATGTCGTCCGGGACCTCCAGGTAGCCGTGGCTGTAGGTGACACGCACCCGCGGCGCCCACACGCCGCGGACCCGGGAGAACGGCCAACCCATATACCGGTCAGCCGGATACCAGGGGTAGCCGCGGGTGAGTTCCTCGCCGAGGCGGGTGAAGTCCCGGTCCTCGACCGCGGTGAAGTCAATCCCGCCGCCGTCAGCCAACTCCACCACCGTCAGCGGATGCTCGGCATCGACGACCACCGGCCGCTGCGGCAGCGCCAGCACCCGGTCCCCGCCGCCGAGCAGCACGGTGTCGTTGTCCACGCGGGTGATGGTCTGCCGCGTCCACCGGCGGATGTCCGCAGACGCGGTCCGCAGCGCGCGGACCGCCGCGGAGAGCGGCACCTCGGATTGCAGGTAGTCCGCCAGGTCGTCGGCGGTCGCGAGCGGGGGCAGCAGTGCCACAGCCCACCCCCGATCAGGTAGCGGCGATCTTCTTGAGAGCCGCGACCAGCGTCGACCGGGCCGCGTCGCCCTTGGCGTTCTCCGCCTCCAGCGCCTCCGCTGCGCGGCCCGGGTCGTCGCCGACCCAGCCGAGCACCACAGGTGCGGTCGCGTCGATGTCGAGCTCCGCAGGCGGCTCCGGTTCGGCATCGAGCCGCGACACCTTCCGCGGGGCCCGCTCCAGCAGCATCGCGGCCAGGCTCCCCGAGACCTCCTGGCCGGCCTTCAGAACCACGGGCATGTGTCCGTGGAAGACCTTCATGTCCTCGTTGACGACTGCGCGCACGAGACCTCCATTCGAAGGCCCCGCCCGACCGTGCCGGGCGGGGCGCGCGGTCAGCTCGCCGAGTGCTCCAGCACCACGGCCCGCTTGAACATGGCCGGGTCGCCGTTCGCGAGCGAGTCGGACGGGACTCCGTAGTCGCCGACCCACGACCAGGTCGTGGAGACGTTCTGCTGGTAGCGGTCCTGCGGCGGGCGGACGATCCGGGTCACGTCCACGCCCGGGGCCACGTTCATCGACGTGATCTCCGGGACGTCCTGCACGCCGGTCTCCGACAGCAGGTTCGCCGCACCCGCGAACGGGGCCGCGATCAGCGCGCCCTCGCCGACGACGATCGGCCGGTGCACCGTGGTGGTCAGGTCTTCGTAGCCGGTGGTCGCGGTCGTGAGGTACGGGACCTCTTCGTTGCGGACCCACACCAGGCCGCCGAACACGCCGATCGCCAGGTCCCGGTACGTGGTCGAGTCCGCGCGACCGCGGTACAGGTTCTGGAACTCTGTGTCCTCGAACAGCTGCGACTCCGTCACGCTGTCGATGTGCGCGACGTAGCTGGAGCCCTCCGCCGGGGGAACGTGCTGACGGCGCAGGCGCGCCACCGCGGCCCGGAAGTGCGAGAACTTGATCAGGTCGCCCGCGCCGAGGTCGAACGCCGTGTCGTTCGAGGTGCCGGCGCGGACCGAGTACGGGGCCTGCGTGGACACCACGGAGTCGCCGACGACGTCCACGCGGGCGGTGCCCAGGGTGAGCGTGCCGGTGCTGGTGTCGACGCCCGTCACGGTGTTCGCGACGCCCTCGATGGTGATGTTCAGCGGCATCGACGCGGACACCGCGGTCGGGACGCCGTTGACCAGGACGTGCGTGAACCCGTCCGTCGATGCCACCACGATGCTGGTGTCCGAGGTGCCCGCGGTGCGGCAGAAGGTGCGCCCGCCCGCGTAGCCCTTGTACAGCTTGTTGCGCGCCAGCAGGTTGATCGTCTGACCGGCGTGGATGCCCAGGCGGGAGACGTCGTTGAGGTACTTCGACGCCTGCGTCATCGACGACTGGAGCAAGTCGGTGTCGATGGACTTGCCGTACTGGTCCATCACCACTTCCCACTGCTCGATGCTGTACGTGCCCGCGGTCGCGTCCGAACCGGTCGTCGGCGTCGGGTCCGGGGTCATGAGCCCGTTCCGGGTCATGATCTTCCGGGTGCCCTTCGCGCCCTCCCACGGCTCGACGTCCGCGATCTGCGGGAACAGCAGCTCCGGCAGCAGCGACTCGCGGAACATGCGGTCCAGCAGGCCGTCCTGCATGATCGCGCGGATCGAGGCCGGCAGCGTCGTCCGGATGTCGTGCCGGTCGAGCCGGAACCACGACCGGGCAACGGTCTTGGTGGTCATGTGTTCTCCTGTGTGATCTCGACGGACACAAGGTCCGGATGCAGCGCCGCGACCTGTTCCAGGCCCAGCAGCGCGGTTTGGGTGATGGCCGACACCGCGGCGCAGACACGCCCGTCGCGGACGCGGCCCTCGTGGCCGTCGACGTCCAGACGGAACCGGCCGTCCGCCAGCACCGCCCGGACGCGGATCACCGGCGAAGCCTCACGCCGAGCTCGGCGAGCTTGGCGTCGACCTCTTCACGCGAAGCGGTGCGGTAGTCGGTCGGCGGCACGGGCTGCCGCGGGCCCTGGCCCGGGTCGGGCCGGGGGTTCTTCGGCGGCTCGGGAACCGCGACCGCCTTGCGCAGGTGCGGCTTGCGTTCCAGCAAATCGCTGAGATCCGCGCGGATCGCCTCGGTGTCGATGTCGCCGGAGTCGTCCGCGTAGCGGGTCAGGTCCAGGAACGCGGCGGCGTCGTCCGGGTCGGCGAAGTCCGCGGCGGCCACCCGTACCTCGGCGACCACGGCCCGCTTCGTCGCGGCCTCCGCACGCGCAGTGGCCTGCTCCGCTTTCGCGGTGGCGCGCTCAAGCTCCGTCTTGTCGCGGTCCTCGAACTCGGCGACCTTCTTCGCCAGCTCGGCTGCCTGCTTCTTCGCCGCAGCGGCCTCGCGCTTGGCCTCGGCGCGCTGCGCCTTCATGGCGTCGAGCGCCTTCTGGCCCTTCGGCCCCAGCGGCTTGTTGTCGTCCGGGTCGTCGTCCGGCTCGTCCTGCGGGTCCGGTTCGTCGTCGGGCTCCGTTGCGGGGTCCGCCGGGTCCGGCGCGGGCGGGTCGTCGTCGTGGCGGTCCAGGCGGAACCAGGCACGGCGAATCGTGCTCTTCATGTGATGTGACTCCCGTTGCGGGATAGAGGTAGCCGGGTGCTCCCGTTGCGGGCCCGGCAGGAACTGTCAGGTCAGGTACGCGTTCTCGCGCAGCAACCGGATCTGCTCGCCCCGGTCGTCCGTCCGCGCGAAGATCCCCTCTGGTGTCAGCCGTGGCCGCGTCACCACGGAGTACCGGCCCACACCGCGCTCGATGTCCCCGCCCGCCGCGCGCAGGCGGCGCGCGTAGTACGAGCGGACCGTGGCGCCCTCGGTCGTCGTGTCCGAGTCCGGGGTGTCCATGCCGCGGCGGGCGTTGACCACCTGCCCGATGTCGGCGCCCTCGCGTAGCGCCCGCGCGCCCGCGACGGTGAACACCCGGTTCTGCTGCTCCGGCGTCATCTCCCGGAACAAATCCAGGGGTGTCGGCATCTGCCGCCACTCCGCGTCCGTCGCGGGCCGCACCGTGCAATCACAGTTCGGATGCCGCAGGAAGCCCGTCGAGTAGCTGTACGTCCGCCCGGCCAGGATGATGCAGCGCGCACACGCGGGCAGGTGCACCACCCGTACGTACATCACCGTGCGCGGGTTCGCGGCCATCGCCACCTGCACCGACGACCGGTCCGCGTCCGCGATCTGCGTCGCTGTGATCCGCGTCATCTGGTACAGCCCGGCGAGCATCGCCTCGTCATCTGACGCGCCCGCGGCGCGCCGCGAGGCGACCGTGACGGCGGGCACGTACAGCAGCGACGCCAACGGCCGCCCGTCCGAGGCGATCCCGGCGAAACCCTGCGGACGCAGCAGCGCCAACGCCGCGACCAAGCCGGCGTTCGCCGCGGCCACGCACTCCTCCACATAGCGTTGCGCGCCCGCGGCCACCGACAACTGCCCCGCGGTGACCAGGTCCAGGATCCGGCGGCCCGCGTCGCCCTCAAGGTCGGACTCGATCCGCGACGCGGTCAGGCCCCGCCAGATCCGCTGGACCTCGTCCACCACGCGGCGTGTGACCGACGCCGTCTGCCGGTACCGCTCGGCGGCCGGTTCAGGCGGCGACACCGGTGTTCACCGGCCCGGGCGCGGGCGGTTCCGGCTCCGGCTTCACGCCGGTCTCCACAGCGCCCATGTCCCCGGCGAGGATGCGCCGCACGGCGTCGTTCGCCTGCCGCTCGTCCTCCGCCTCCATGCGCTCGATCTGCACCGACGTGTAGCCGAGGTCTTCGCGGGTCTGCCGCAGCGGCACGATCTTCGCGACGAAAAGCTTCTGCGATGCGTCGGCCTTCTGCGCGATCGTCGGCGTGGACGCGTCCCGCCAGATCGTCTCCAGCGACATCGCCTCCGGATCCCAGCTGCCGTCGCGGATCCGCAGCGCGATCCGCATCGCCTGCTCCCACGAACCGCCCCATGCCCGCTGCTTGCGCTCCGCCCGCTTGATCAGCCGGGCCTCCGACGACCGGATCGCGTCCGCGGAGGCCGGGTTCGCCGTGGTGAAGCCGAGGAAGTGCGGCGGCAGGCCCGATATGGCCGCGACCAGTTCGGCGAGCTGGTTCAGCGTCTCGTGGAAGTTCTTCAGGTTCGCCTCGGGGAACTGCCCGAGCTCGACACCCTCCGTCTTCGACTTCCCGATCGCCCAGATCCGGCCGGCGATCCGCTTCAGCGCGGAGATCTTCCGGCCTTCCTCGTCCTCGAAGTCCTCCGGCCCGACGCCGATCGCGTACCGGCGCGGGATCGCATGGAACTCCGCCGAGATCATCATGTCCGTGGCGATCTTGCAGGCGGCATCCGACAGCGGAATCACGTCCCGCAGCTCCGACACCCCGCCCCGGCGCATCAACCGCGGACGGTTCGCCAGCACCGCCGCCGGCACCTTCTTCAAGCCGTGCTCGTCCGCCGGGTAGTCCGGGTCCTCAACCCACTCGCCGCGGTGCTTCACGAACCACGACGTCTCGTTCCTCTCCCGCAGCGACGCCCGCTCCACCTTGTCCCGGCCGTCGCCCTCGGTGAACTGCTTCGAGACCCGCTCGATCTCCCGCGTCCGCGGATCGAACTCCGCGTAGCACTCCAACGGCGACTCCACCGTGATCAACGGCGTACGAGGATCCCCCTCGCGGGTGCCGACGAACACGAACGAGCGCTCCATCACCAGCGCGTCCAGGTGGCCCTGCTGCGACTCCTCGTCCAGGCCGTTCGCCTGCCAGATCCGCCACAGATCCTCGTCCGCGTCCGACTGCGACCCGAACCGGAAGCCCTCCACGTCCAGGCGCTCCTCGATGGAGTCCACGACCAGACGCGGCCAGTTCACCACCACCTGCCGCACCCGGTCGTCCAGCTCCTGGATCAGCTCCGGCGCCATGTACGACAGCGGCTGCTCGCCCTCGTAGTAGGCGTTCAGCCGCGCGAGTTCGGCCTTCTCCTTGTCGTGGCACTTCAGCATGTGCCGCAGCCGGTCCAGCTTGCTGCCGTCCTCATCCGCCACCGAAGGCCACCCCCTACCTCATCACGATGACCTTGCCTGGACGTTTCGGCTTCGCGCCGGCCTTGATCGCATCGGTGCGCGCTTCCCACGAGAGGCAGCCGGCCATCGCGCCGTCGATCTTGAAGGGGGACTTCGGGCGTTCCTTCTCGATCACCCACAGCGGCTGCGCGTCCTCGTCAAGCATCTTCAGCGTGCGCTTGCGTGCGTTGCCGATGTGCTGCGCGAACGTCTCGTCACCCGAGTGCGTCACATCGGCCGACCGCATCGCCCGGTGGTACGCACGGACCGCATACGCCATGGCCTTGTGCCGGTTCGTCCACCACTCCTGCACACGGTCCGGCCAGCGCCCGGCCCAGGTGGTGATCATGCCGTCCCAGTACGGCGGATCCGCATACACGCGCCACACCTGCCAGCGTTCGCACGCGTCCCTCAAGGTCTGGTCGACCTCATCCTCCGGGCACTCCCACTCCTCGTCGCCCGGCGGGCACTCCCAGATACCCAGCGGCCACTGGAACCCCGACTCCACATGTGTGGCGATCAACGCCGTCGCGTCGCGGAACTGAGCGCCGTCGAAACCGGCCACGATCAACTCGCCGTCCGGCACCACGAAACCCACCCGGGCCAGCGCATCCCACCGCTCCCGGTCGAACGCCTGCCGACCCGCCTGCACCCGCCGGTTCAGCCACACCCGCTCGAAATACGAGCGGTCCGTGTCCGGCTGGTTGTACAGCGACGCCACATAATCGACCTGGCCCTCGAAGTCCGGCCACGCGGCAATGCTCGGTCCGGACGCCTCGCGGATGGCCGCGCGCAACTGCTCGTCGTCGTTGAGGTCTTCGTCTTCGCGCGGCGTCGCCTCGCGGTGGAAGAAGAACAGCGTGCGGTCCTTCGTCTTGCCCGCAGCCACCAGTTCGGCGTACTCGTGCGTGCCCTCGGCGACCGAGCCTTCGCCCGGCGTGTACGTCGTCGTGCTCTCCAGCGACCACGGGTCCGCAAGCATGCGCTTCGGGATGTTCGCCAGCATCGTCTGGTGCGATTCCCGAAGCCGCACCAGGACGAACCGGTGAGTCTCGTCGAAGTGCTGGAACGTCGTCCGGGCGCCGTCGCGGCTGTCCGGCGACGACGCGAGCGCCTGCGCCTTCCCGTCCCCGGCCACGCGCATGATGCGCTCCTGACCCGGGTCGAAGAGGTCCGCGTCCTCTCCTTCGGTCACCATCACGTACAGCGCGCCGTACGCCAGATCGGAGGTCTGCTCCTCGGTGTACGCCACCATCGGGATGTACGGGTCACGCACCGGCCGACCCACCGGCTGACCAGCCGCGTCGAACCCGTCGCAGCGAACGGGACCTTCCGGATGCAGTTCCGCGAACGCCACCGCGGCGGCCAGTTCGGTCTTCGCGGTGCCCTTGCGCACGGACAGCGCCACCCGCTTGAACCGGCGGCGGCCCGCGCGCGGATGCCCCTGCGGATACACCTCGTACCAGCGGTAGATCAGCGCCCGCTTCTCGTCATCCAGCTTGTACGGCTCGCCGCGCAGGTCGCCCGGGCCGTGCACGCAGCGCTCTTCCAGCAGCTGGCATACCTGCGGGCCCAGCGTCGGCCACGGCTCCGCATCCGGCTCCGGAACCAGCAGCACGCCCATGAGCTACACCGCGTGCAGCACGGACCGAGGATCCGCCGCAGCCTTGCCGCCGGCCGGAGCCTCCGGCGCAGGAACGCTCCGACGGCGACGCGTGCGGTCGCTCGCCTCCTCACCCCGCTCGATCTCCCACTGGAGACGGCGGCGGTCGATCGGCGTCAGGCCGAAGCACTGCCGCTGCAACCGGATCTCCGCGGCGAGAGCCGTCGTCGGTTTCTTCCAGAAGTCGTCCACCAGCACCGCGAGGACGAACAAGCCGTGGATGTCCGCGCGGCCGTCGACGAACTCGCCGGCCATCGGCGACGCCCACACGTCCGCCCACCACGCCTGCGTCTCGGCGCGCCACTCCCGATCCTCCGGCAGCGGCGGCACGGCCACATCGGCGGGCAGGCCCTCCAGCTTCCGGGCTGTGGAGTGCCTGTTGCGGCGCTGACGCGTCGCGGGGTTCTTCGGCAGTTGAGGCATGCCAGCCCCTTTCAGAGGCGCCGTTGCGGCGCATGAAGAAGGCCGTCCCGTTGCGGGTCGGCCTGAAGTTGATCAAGTCGGGGGATCCGTACAGATCAAAAAGACCC